AGCAGCCATGGGCGGTGTTTCGTCATCGGACGGTGATGCCATATCCATGCCGGGTTCTTCACCTGGCATAGGTGCGGCAGCAGACGCTCCACGCTGGCCTTTAATCATTTCCATCAATCGGTCTGACGGTACGCTCATGGTTAATTCCTAAATTGTGCGAATAGTGGCAAGCACTTACTAACTTGTCAAGCGAAAAAAAATGGGGGCTATATTTTTCCACCCGCCCCGCAGGGGTAGACCCTTTGGGGGAATTACTTGCGAGCCTTGCGGCCTTTGCGAGCTTTACGCATGATTCACTCCTAACAGAGGAGGCGACCTATTTTATAGGGAAGGAAGCCACACCCTATTCCTTGCGGAATTCTTACCGACGAGCCTTGCGACCGCGCTTCATTTTTCCGTACATGGTGATCTCCTAGTAACTACGGGTTGTAGAACGTCCATCCGACCGGGGTGTAGTCCGGCTGGCATAGTTTTTACCACCCTGTACACGGTATTGCAAGGATGGTTCCTGCCTGCCTAGCGATTTCGTGTCTACGCGAGGCTGGTCAGCTTTGGGTTGTGTATTGCCTGGGTTCATTCTCCACCTACCGCTTTCAGGTCTGGTTTCCCGCCACCCTTTTCGGGCTTGGGTTGGGCGGCTTGTTGCGCCGCTGCCATGGTTTGTTTTTCTTCCATCTTTTTCAGACGGTCTTTCAGTTCTTGCTTCATTGGCGGTTCTAGCAGGTCGAGCAAGGATTCCTTGTCGATCGCCTGGGCCTTGAACAGGTTGAACGCCAGTTGGCGCAAGTCCTCGGTGAAGATTGGACTATTGCTGTGTGCGTCTACCTTGACCGTAAAATCGCTGGTAAATTGCTTGGCAACGAACGGTACGCCTTCGACATCTTTGAAATGCGTGGCATCGTATACCTGCATCAGCTTCAGGTACAAGGTTGCCACCTTTTCCAGCGCATCCTCAACAATGAGAGCGCGTTTCTTGGCGCGGCTGGCTCCCAAACGGGCAAGTTGGCTGGCGTGTCCGGCAGACCGGACTCCCGATTCACCTTTGCCTTGCAAGACGTTGCCAATACCGGAGGCTTCTTCAAACATCCGGTCTACCTCGCGGATAGACTCATACAGGTCTGGCGGGATAGTGGGTGCTAACTTCTCCACCTTGGCATTGGGCATATCGGTGGACAGCAGACCGCCGGCACGGTTCAGGGCGAAGTTCTTTTCGTCCAGGATACCGGAGAAGCCCATCAGGGCAGTCGGCGGGGCAACCTGCTTGGACAGCAAGTCCAGAATCTCATTCATCCGGTTGTTTCGCAGCAGTTGCAGATTGATGAGCCGCTGGCACTCGGACTGACCCCAGAAATAATCGTACTGGGGGTTGGGGCAAATCTGGATAAACGGCAGTTCACCCTTGAGGAACACAGACTCGCCGGCACGGTCATAAATCACGATGTCCGGGTTTGCCATGGTGACTACTTGATAGTCCATGGTTTCGTCGTTCCAGAGCCACAGTTCCTTCATCTCTACCGTGTCCTCGGCAACCTGCGCCTTGTAACGGTTGTAACCGTACAGATCAAGGTTGATGTTACCCATCATGGTGGGATTGCTGGAGGACAGCACAATCCGGTCTACGCCATTAGGCGTGTCGGTGATCGGCGGGTTGTAGCTGGCAGTGATGCGGTCAAGGATTTGCTTGCGCTTGGGGTGACTGTAGAGCCGCGCCATCAATTCAGACTTGGTGATGTAGTACGTCTGCACCATCGCCTCTTGCCGGTCTACATAGGGCGAATCTTCGCGCAGTACACCCATCGCGCCGGGTTCGACCATGAACGGATGAATGCCGTTGTTGTAGATCAGCTTGATGAAGGTCGAGTTGTAGACCAGTGACCAAGTGAGGGCGCTACTAAATACTTGGTCGCAGTTGCTGTTCAACCACTCATCATTGAGGGCTTGGGTCAGCACCGGAATCTTGCGATGCTCCTCACTCGGAACAGACGCGCCCATGTTGATACTGAAGCGCGTTGTCTCGGCTGAGTAGAGGAACGAAGTTAGCTGGTCAAGGTGCGGATAGATTTTGTTGTAGATCGCCGGCACATCATCAGGGCCAGCGCCAAACAAATAGTAGGAGCGCAGATTCGTATAGTCTGGCTTTCGCTCATCTTCGGACACCGCGCATTTCTGCATGATGTCTAGATAGAACGATTCGCGCTCCGAGGATTCTTTAGGTATCCGCATTATTTCTTGATCGCCAGGTTCTCATGGTCGGCTGTATAACTCGCAGCACGGGGGCCTGTCAAGTTCCCCGCATCTTTGGGGTTCATGCCTACGGGTTCGCCCTTGATGGATTGTACGGCTTTTCCTGACAGGATGGATTGCATATTCAATCCCTTCATGCCGCCGCCCCATATCGCTGCGTCCCCCGGCCGGCCTTCCTGCACCTGCTGCGCCGCAGCAACCTCTGGAGGAACCTCGGCATTCTGGCGGGTGTAGTACCCAGCCTGGCTGTCACCTTCTCGCGTGGACTTGATGTTGGTCATCTTGAAGTCCATGGCAAGCTGTTTCAGGTTCTTGTCGCTGCCTTTGGTCTTGTCACTCATAAAACCGGGGGCTTGCAGGTGGACAATCATCACGCCTTCCTCGCATCCTTCCGGGCAAATTGGCGCATAAGCCTCAAAATAGCCGTGTTCTTCACATTTATAGTCATGCAGTATGCGTGGCATAGTTATCTCCTTAATTGTTCATCTATATCAAGATTAGAGTAATCAGCCTTGTTTTTAAGGCCAATTTTCAGCTTTATTTGCCCATTTTCGACCTGCAAACCCATTGAACGGGCCATTCTGGGTTTGGATTCTTTGCGATATTGGACGAATCGAGTCTGGTCACGGTTCATCATTACCGCCACTTCGCCCCGCAGCCAGGACTGATATCCCTTGGAAACCCGGCGCTGGACGTACTCAGTGAGGGGTTCTTCCTCCTTGAGGAACACTAGGCGCAGAATTGCCACGGATACTCCGCACAATTCGGCAAACAAGGGGATGCTGATACCCCGATTCTTGTCTGCCAGGAACCGCTTTATGATGCGTTTCAGTTCCTGACGGGGGATGACGGAATTCATTTTGTAAACTTATCCTAGTGCTTTGTAAACTTACCCTGGCTCATTGGAATCCAATCCGTTTCAGGTAGTCACCCACGGTGCGCTGGCTGATGTCACCGATTGCGCCGTTGTCCTGCTTGGGTTCCAGCTTCTTGGAACGATCACGGGTGAGGCGCATCTGGATGAGGCGGGGTTGCACCTGCTCGGCATAGGCAGCGCAGGCTAGAGCCGAGGCGATTACCCGGTCATCCTTGTTCCTGCCGGATGCCTCAATACTTGCGCCGTCACGGATGATAGTTTTCATTTCCTCGATGGTGTCGATGGACAGGACTTCCATCATGCCGCGCTCAAAGTAGTCCTTCATGTAGGACAGCATCCGTTCCTTGGTGGCGCTAGTAGTTTGCCAGCCAATGCTGTTGCTGATGCCGCCCATGTTGTCGTTGCGCCGCCAGAGGTAGTTGGTCATGTGCGACAGGACATCCATCAGGTCACGGCCTCGCTGACCTTCCAGCATGGACGCTTGCCTCTTAAGGTTCCTTAACTCATTGATGACGGCCTGCCCTGGCCCATTGATTTCGAGGTTCAGGGTGGAGTTTTTGTAAGCGCCGGCAATGTGAGCGATGGCCCAAGCGAACTGGTAGGTGTTCATTTCGCTGGTGGCAAATTCCAGCACCTGCTCCAGCCCGTCAGCGTAGGCACGGTAGACCTGAATGCAGAAGCGATCTGCCCAATCGGATGAGCCGTAGGCAGGATCAGCGCCAATGACGTAGTAAGCCGAGTCAATCGGTTCTTCCCAGACGCGCATGGTGGCAAGGCGGTCAGTAGACTTCATGCACTCGGTGTCGGTGAAGTTTGCGCCCATGCTGTAGCGGTAGCAGTCAGGGGTTAGCTTCTTGGCATTCTTCATTGCGTCCGTACACCGGGCGTTGCTGAAGTAGGAAGTGCCGGTCATCACGAAGGCGTAGTCCTCGGTGGGCGGGAACTCCTGATACATCAGCGCATCGTCTTTGATGCCCTCATGCAGCTTCCAGCGCCACCAGGCCATCTGACGGGAATTGATCTCGACGTTGTATAGCTTTTTGATGTCGCGTGTCCACTCCCGTTCCTCCGGGGTCAGCTTGCCATCCCAGTAGACCTTGTAAGTCTGACTTTCAGCCGGCAGGGAATAGAACTGGTTACGCCACCAGCCGCAGAAGATAGCACGTTGCGTCTTGGCACGTTTGGCGGTGACGTACATATCGTGGAACATATTGAAACCCTGGGCGGTACTCTCAAACATATAGAGGCGTTCAGGATTGGTTTCAGCCAAGGACGCTATCAGGGAGGCTAGGCCCTCCTCATTGCCCCAAGAGGCAGTCTCCGTGCCGTGCAGGTAGGTGATGGCCTTGCCCTGCCCCAGACGGCTCTTGTTGCCGGCAATCTGGTAGAAGATACGGGAACGGTTCTTCAGCACCATCTGGTTTCTGTTGTGGGCTATCAGGGGTATCTTGTACTCCTTGGGTAGACCATCCATGTACATGGCGAGGGTAGACCGGAACATATCCCGGTTCTCCTCGGTGTCCGATACCAACGTACCTTGCCAGCCAGGGTGGATGAATTGCCAGTACAGGTCGAGGGCGAGGCTGATGGTGGTGATGCCAAGCTGCCGGCCTTTCAAGATGACGAACATATGGATGTCCTCATCCAGACCCTTGGCAATCTCATCCATGACATAGGTCTGTGTGCCCAGCAGGGTGTCCATACGCCGCAGGCCCTGCTCCTTGGTTTCAATTTTGAGTTGGGAGCAAAAGGCGTAGAACTGCTTGAGATTAAATTTCATGTCTAGCCCATGGGTAGCCATCAGGATACTTGGCTCTGGTCTGGATGTTGCCCTGGAAAAAGAACGGGCGTAGGTCACGATTCGGGTTGAGGCGATAGTTCACGGTGTACAAGCCAGAAGCCGCATAGATCATGTTCTGTTGTTTGAGGTAGTTGAAGATGTACCTGTCCCCAATCATCAGTTCCCCGGTAGTCTGATACCAGAGGGGGGCGATGCCAGTAGCTAGCTTCCTATCCATCAGGTAGCAATTCACATCCACCAGTTCCCCGTATGTGCCAATGGACTCAAAGTTGTCCTGCGCCCAGAAGCTGCCATCAGGGTTGACCAAGTTTCTCAGGCTGTAGGCTACGGCATTCTCACCCTTGGCCTTGACCAGTTCCTCGATGTGTTCTTCCTCAAACCAGTTGTCATCATCCAGCCAGCAGATCATGTCCTCTTGCACCAGGTAAGCAGAAGCGGCACAGATGCCAGCATTCATCAACCCATTGCCACCCGTCTTGACGGGCAGTTCGACGATACGGGTATCGAAGCTATAGCCCAAATCAGGGGAGGGCGTAACCCCATCAAAGAAGATGTAGTGCTTGCAGGGGTAACTCTGCCTGGCAACGCTGTCGATCGCCTGTTGCAGTTCCTTCCTACCCGTTGTGGCTGTGACTACTGCTACTGTTTTCATCCATCCCCCAGTTGTCTCAATGCTTCCCGGTATGCGCCGCAGTACGGGTCAGTGCCTTCCTTCACCTTCTCCTTGTACCAAGCCTTCAGCTTGTCCTGATACAGGTCATCCTTTTTCCAGTAGCTGTGATATCGGATGATCTCCTGGACTACAAACTTCTGGTTCAGGTTTGACACCCTTGAACTCCCCCTCATAGTCCGAACACACCCGGAAAGAAATCACCTCATTCAAGTGGCAGTACACCCCGTCCGTAAACGGTATGCACTCACTGTGCCGGCAATTCTTGCACTCAGCAATCACAACACCCTCCACACCCTCACACCACCTTCCACCCGCTTGGCAGTGTACTTGGTGTTATAGGCTTTAGCTGCTTTCCTATTCTTATTGCATACATAGATAAGCAAGTTATTCCTATCTTCATTCACCAAGAAGCTATCTCCCACTTGCATCTGACTGTACGGATACACCCCACCTTAGCCTTAGTC